TACAGTATCTTCTAACTTAACAGATAAATCAGTAGGACTTTATTCCACTAATTCTGTTTTATTATTAAGTTCTTTAGCAATCGGTGGAACTCAGAATACATTAAACAATTCTACCTCATTTAATACAGTATCTTCTAATTTAAGAGATAAGTCAGTAGGACTTTATTCCACTAATTCTGTTTTATCATTAAGTTCTTTTGGTATAAATTCAAAAAATTCTTCATTAAGTTCTTCTTTTGATTATAATAGTAATAATACTAAATCATTAAGTTCATTAACATTTAATACAACAAATTCTGAAATTAGTTCATCTCTAGTGTTTTTTGGTAATAATAATAAACTAAAAAATAATTCAACTGCAATACAAACTAATAATAGTGATTTGTCAGATAACGTATTTTCAGTATTATCAAATAATATAATATCAAATAAAAATTCATCTGTATTTAACTCTTCTTATAGCACAATTTCATCAAATTCTGTGCAATTTAACGGAAGTAATAATTTTGTTGATAACAAAAGCATTTCTATTCAAGGAAGTTCTAATTTTGTAACAAATTCATCAATAAACATTGGTTATGATAATAATAAAGTTTATGATAATTCTTTAAATATTGATGGTTTTAATAACTTAATTTCATCAAATTCTGTTGCAATAAATTCCTCAGATTCAAATTTAAGAACAGGTTCTCTTGCAATAAACACACTTAATTCTGGTGTATCAACCAATTCAATATTAATAAATAATATTAATACAAATGCACAATTAAGTTCTATTGGTATTTTAGGAAATAATAACGTATTAAACAATAGATCTGTTTTGTTAAATGGTTTAAACAATACAATATTAACAAATAGTTTGGCATTTAATACAAATAACAGCAGTGTAACCGGGAATTCTGTTGTTTTAGGTGGAACATCAAATATAGTTAATGATTTTTCATTTGTTGTTTCTTCAAGTGCAAGTAAAGCTTATTCAGAAAGTTCTGTTATAGGAGGAAAGGGGAATACCGCATTATTAAGCGCAGTTGCAATAGGTTCCATTAATACACAAATAATTGGTCAAAACTCTCAATCAATTGGTGGATTAAATAATAATTTCAATTCATCAAATTCTGTATTTTTGGGTGGACAAAATAATGCTGCTGCTAATATTCCGAATGGTTCTAATAAAGGAGACAATTCTTTTATAATTGGAGGTAATAATAATAAAGTTGGAAGTAATTCTGTTGTTATTGGTGGAAATAACAATTTAGTACAAAATAAATCTATTGTAGTAGGTGGTAGTGGAAATAATACCGGAAATTTTTCAAATGTAGTTATTTTAGGTAGAGACAATATAGTTGTTGATAGAAATAATATTGTTTATCTCCCAGAAATAAGAGCACAAGGAAACCTGACTATATCTGGAAATATTAGTGCTGGTGGATCTATTACAAATGTAAACACAACAACAGGAAACGTCTCTGCTTTTAATCTTAATAATTATCTCTATGATATAGTATCATTGACGGTGGATCAAAACAGAACTCCACTTGTAGGTACATTGGATACTGCAAGATTCAATTACTTCGGGCAACCTAGATTGTATGTAAATAATACAGGTGTATCTATAAATACAAGTTCTTATGGACCAAGCCAAGCACTTACTGTATCTGGTAATGTTTCCGCTACAGGAGATTTAAAAGTTGATAATACATTATTAATAGGAACAGATACTAATTTATATCGTTCTTCTACTAATACACTAAAAACCGATGATACATTTGTTGTCGGCAATGTAACTGTTCCGACTTCTTTAGTAACAGGAACAACAGATACAATTGTAACTCATAGTTCAAATACATTACAACAAAGAACAATCAATTCAAGAGTTTGGGATACTGCTGCAACGTTTTTAAGTGGTTCTGGAACTACAAACACTATATTAAAAACAACAGGACCAAATACTATCGGAAATTCTAATATAAGTGATAATGGATCAACTATTTCTGTTACAGGAAATCTTAATGTTGACAGTAATACCTTATATGTAGATTCTACAAACAATAGAACTGGTATACTAACAACCACACCAAATGAAACATTAACTGTTTCTGGTAGTATTAGTGCAAAGGATACAATAAAAGTTACTGGTGGAACAACAAATTCTAATGGTATTTTATTTGGAACAGATACTAATTTATATCGTTCTTCTACTAATACACTAAAAACCGATGATACATTTGTTGTCGGCAATGTAACTGTTCCGACTACATTATCCGATGGAACAACAGATACAGTTGTAATTCATAGTTCAAATACATTACAACAAAGAACAATTAACTCAAGAGTTTGGGGTTCTTCTTTAGTTGATGGAAGTGGAGGAACTGGTAATTTTATTTCTAAATGGACAGATGCTGATACTATTACAAATTCTCAGATATTTGATAATGGAACTAATGTTGGTATTAATACATCTACTCCAAATGCAAGATTAACTGTAGTTGGTGATATTAGTTGTTCATCAGGTGTATTTCATGCTGGTCCTCAAGGGGGAACAAATGAAGGGGGACAATTAACTATAATGGACGCTACCGGAGTAGGTGCATGGGAAATAGACAATAATCAAAGACAATTAAGATTTTTTAGAGATAAGGGAGTAGCTAATATTACCGCAGTAGCTATAGTAACATCTGGAAATGTTGGTATTAATACAACTATTCCAAATGAAAAACTAACTGTTAGTGGTAATGTTTCTGCTACTGGAAATTTAACAGTTAATGGTGATGTTGTTTTAGGTTCAGATGCTCTTGACACATTAACATTTAATGGAGGTCCAGTAAACTTTCCTAATGCTACTTCTTCTGGAGATGCTATTGTTCTTGGAGGAGATGTTAATCTTTATAGAGATGGAGCAAATAATCTAAGAACAAATGATAATTTTACAGTAGATGGAAATATTTTTTCAAACTCTAATGCTATATTTGTTACCAATAGTTCTTTTCCTCAATATCTTTTAAGAAGTGATGTTTCTAATAACAACAGATGGGGGATGTGGCTAAGTACTTCTACTACACCAACAATCGGAAATCCTTTACAAATAGGACCACAAGACACTGCTGGAACCGGAAATGCATTATTAACTTTAACCAGAACTTCTAGTAGTACTAATGGTATTGGTAATGTTGGTATTGGGATTATTACACCAGACGAAAAATTAACTGTTCTTGGAAATATTAAATTTGGTACTCAGACTAATAAAGCCACATTAACATACACAACCAATACAGCAAGAACATACACAATTCCTGATGCTGGTGCGAATGCAGATTTTGTAATGAATGCTGGTAATCAAACTATTGCTGGTACAAAAACATTTAGTTCTGATATAGCTGGTTCAATTACAGGAAATTCTGCAACTGCAACAAAATTACAAACAGCAAGAACAATAAATGACCTTCCTTTTGATGGAACATCAAATATAAGCATCTCAGCAATTAAATCAATAGACAATAGAACTGCTGCTCCTTCTGCATTTAGAGCAGGATATGCCACAGTAGGATTTGGTTCTTGGAATAATAATAATACTGGTGTTTGGGCTGATTATATTGCATTTAGAACATTTGCAACTTCTGCTGGTGGAAATGATAACATGTTATCATTCAATAAAACAACCATAGGAATGAGATTGTGGCAAGCTCCTTATGGTTCAAATAGTGCATTTTCTACATATAAAGATATAGCATTTACAGATGGTACAAATGCAACAGGAACATGGCCTATTAGTGCTTCTGGAAATTCTTCAACTGCAACAACTCTTCAGACTACAAGAACAATTTGGGGACAAAATTTTAATGGAAGTGCAAATATAAGTGGAAATATTATTGGTGCTGGTACAATTGAATTTGGTACTCAAACAAATAAAGCCACATTAACATACACAACCAATACAGCAAGAACATACACAATTCCTGATGCTGGTGCGAATGCAGATTTTGTAATGAATGCTGGTAATCAAACTATTGCTGGTGTTAAAACATTTAGCGGAAATACTACATTCCCAAACGGTGCTCTTGCTACCCCTTCGATAAACTTTACAGGAAGCACAAATACTGGGTTTTACTTTGCAACAAATCAAGTTTCAACATCAATTGCTGGTGCGGAAAGATTGAGGGTTTCTAATGTATGGACATATACACCCAAATTACTGGTAAACACAACAAGTACTTCTACCGAAGTATTTAAAGTTGAAGGCACTTCTAGGCTTAAAGATTTTTATGTAAATTCCAGTGGTCAAGAATGGCTAATAGCAACTAACTATGGTGCAGGTAGTGGAGGAAGAAATATTTACATAGGAAATGGTGGACAATTTACTAATGGAACATCATCAAGTTTTGGTTCTTATAATACTTCTTTAGGTGTATATGCTTTATCATCAGTAACAATTGGGCGTTTTAATTCAGCTGTTGGATATGCTTCGCAACAGAAATCTCCTACGGGTCAATATAATACTTCATTAGGTTATGCAAGTTTATATGAAAATTTAGTAGGAGAACAAAACACTGCTATTGGTTCTGACGCATTAAGAAATAATAAAGCAAATTATAATACAGCTGTTGGTTCTAATTCGATAGACTCGTTAAACGATGAAATTTCTAACAATAACACTGCGGTAGGATGTAATTCATTTCAAAAAATTACTGCTGGTTCTAATAATACAGCTATTGGTTATAGCTCAATGGGTTTAGGAGTAGGTGCTGGTGCATCTGAAAATACAGCAGTTGGTAGCTCATCTTTAGAGAAGTTGACTAATGGTGGCGCAAATTCTGTTTTTGGATATTTTGCTGCTAGAGAATTAACTAGTGGTAGCGGAAATTGTATTTTTGGACATAATGCTGCGAACATTCTTACCACAGGAATTTATAACATATGTATTGGTGCTTTGGCTGCTCCTAGTTTAACTCTTGGAGGTGAAAATGTTCTAATTGGTACAGCTTCTGGGGGAGGTATAACAACTGGTAGTAACAATGTTTGTATTGGTGGTGCCACACAGGGTAATAACAATGTTTCAAATAGTGTTTCTATTGGAACTTATGCTCTTTTTAGAAATAGAGATAATGGTAATATTGGTATTGGATATGGAGCTGGGTCTAGTTCAGGAAATAGTGGATCAGCAACAAATTTAACTTTTATAGGTTTAGATAGTGGAACTTATAATGATACTGGTGATAACCATACGGCTGTTGGTTCAAAATCTTTATATACTAATACAACAGGAAGTAACAATACAGCCATAGGAACCCAATCTTTATATAATATGTTATCAAGCTCTAATTGTGTTGCAGTAGGTGTTAATGCTCTTTATGAATGCACTGGTGCTAATAATATAGGTATAGGTTCAAGTGCAGGAAGATTAACTGGTTCTGGTGGAGCCTCATTAACATCAGGTACAAACAACATAATGATTGGGTATTATTCTAGACCAAGTGTGGCAACTGGAACAAATCAAATTGTTATAGGTAATACTCTTGCTGGTGTAGGTGACAATACTGTTACAATAGGTGCAGGAACAACATACATACACGCAACTATAACAGGCACAGCTGGATCTGCCTCATGGACAAGAGTTTCAGACATAAGTTTAAAGAAAAATATAAATGAAAACAATTTAGGTTTGAATTTTATTAAAAAAATAAATCCTGTAACATACAACTGGATAGAAAATAACAAGCTTGACAAATCAAATCCTCATTACAGAGAAGAAAATGAGAAAGATTCAACGTCTCTAGTTTTAGGTTTAATTGCACAGAATGTGAAAAAAGCAATGGATGAAGAAGGTGCTGATTATTTTTCTGGATGGTCTAAAGAAAGTAGCGGTTTGCAGGGTATTAGCTTAGAGCCATTTATTCTTCCTCTAATAAATGCAGTAAAAGAATTATCAGAAAGACTTGAAAAATTAGAAAATAAAATTAAATAAAATAAATGAAAGACATTATTAAAAATAATATAAAAGACGAAGCTTATTTACAAGTATTATTTGATAGATTAATTATTCAAAGAAATGATGCATTGGACAAAGTTTCTGTTTTAGAAACTGAATTATTAAAATTGGATTCTATACTTCAAGCTCTATCTGAAGAGAATAAAACGTTAAAAGGAAAGACAGAATCAGAGAAGACCGAATCTTAAAAACATTATAAATTGTAATTATATATATGAACGCTTTAAAGTTTATATATATAATTACAATTTGTTTTTTTCTTGCTTCATGTACTGTTTATACAATAAAACAGTCAGAGATACTTTCTCAATCGGTTTATCATGCTAATGACTCCTTTGATAAAGGACGATTTGATTTAACAGACAAATCATTGGACGAGGCTGTTAGAATTGTAAGACCTCCAGAAAAAAGAATTCCTGTTGATGAAATTTCTCAAAAAATAACATCAAATTCTACATCTATCAGATTAGATGTTATAGCTTCTGATAGTGGAAAAACTAATCATAAAAATCAAAGAGTATTAATAGTTCCTGAAAAATTTAAAGGAATGACTGTTGTTGTTGTAAACTCTGATGAATATTCTCAACTCTTAAAAGATAAAGAAATCTTTTTACAATTACAAAAAGATTATAAAAACTTAAAAGAATTACAGGAAAAAGTTGATCAACAAATTATTAAAGAACAAAAAAATGCAGAAAAGCTTGTTAATGACAATAACTTGATGCAAAAAAAACTTGTAGAAAAAGATTTTGCTATTTTAAAAAGAAATATTATTACTGTTATTTTAATTCTTGTTATTGCTGGTGGTATCTATCTAAGAATGAAAGGAATTTTGTAATATGTGGCAAAAAATTGTAGATATTGCAAAAACAGCAAGTTCGATGCTTCATTCTGGTGATATTCCTCCAAATACACCACCTGAATATCAAAGTGATTTAAGTAAAGTTAATTTTTTAGCATCAAAAAAGTTTTTTGTTGTATTTTGTTCTGTTATTATACTTTCTGTTTTTTATGCAGTAAGTATTTTTGTTCTTTTTTTGACATCAACAATGTCAACAACAATTACATCTGCTTTTGTTACAATATTTGTAGAAACAATTAAAATATTAGCAGTTATAATAGGAAGCTATCTAGGTGTTCAGACATTATTAGATTTTAAATACAAGTCAGATTCAAATACTGAATTTAAATCTGAGAATATAACAGAAAAAATTGAGGAATTAACTGTAATTACAAGTAATTCTAAAGAAGATGACTATGAATTACGATAAACCTTCCTCAAAAACATTGGATTTACTTTTAAAATACGAAGTAGGTGGTGGAAAATCTTATTATGACAAGTTCTTATCAAAATTTACATGGCCTGGTGGAGCTTCCGGTCCAACAATAGCAATAGGTGTTGATTGTGCATATTATACTAAAATAGAACTTGCAAAAATATTTAATTTTCTTCCAAGTAATCAAATTGAATTAATACAGGGTTCAGTTGGTAAAACTGGTGAAAATGGAAAAGACTATACGAGAGTTTTAAGAAATGCAGGAATAACTGTTGAGTGGAATAAGGCTCTAGAAATTTTTTATAGCACAACATGGCCCAAGTTCACCAGATTAACAAATAAAACGTTTATAGGAGCTACAGAGCTAAAAGAAGATGCCTATGGTGCTATTGTATCAATTGTGTTTAATAGAGGAACAAGTTTAAAAGGTCCATCAAGACTGGAAATGAGAAATATTAAAGAATTGATACCCTCTAAAGATTATAAAGGGATTGCAAAAGAAGTAAGAAAGATGAAAAGGATTTGGATCGGAAAAGGTCTTGATGGACTTCTTGAAAGAAGAGAAACAGAAGCAAAATTAATTGAAAGTTGTGCATAAAAGTCTTGAAAATATATATTCATCACAAGTAAGGGGTAAAAATTCAATACTTTTAACTCCTTCATCTGGTCCTTCATTTACTCCTTTTTTTGAAAAAGACCCACAAAATCAAAAATTAGAAAATGATTTAATCAATACCTTTAATTCTGTATTATCAGAAGAGGAAAAAATAAATCCCACAATAAAACCAGAAACTTCTATCAGTTTAAAAACTTATTCGTTTGAAGATGCATTGAAAGAACTTTATGAATTAGAGAAAAAATCAAACAATTGTTAGTTTTTTTAAAAATTCTTCTTCTTCACCTAATAATTCTAAACATTTTATATTTTTAAACATTCCATTTGTTTTTAAAAAATCTAAATTTGTAAAAAATACGTTTTTTTGAAGTTTTTTTAAAATTTTTGTATTTTGTTTTATAAAAACATCATAGTTATCGAAGTATTTTGCAAATTTTCCATGTTTTTCTAAGTTTATTAATACAATCGATTTAGTATTGGTACTTTTTTGAATATTTTGAAGGTTTTTTGTCTCTTCTTTTAATACCTTATATAAAAAATCATAATAATATGGTATTTTATTAGGAACTTTATAATTTATATCTAATAAATTCCATTCTTCTATGTATTTTATAATGGTTTCTTCAATTATATTTAAATATAAGGTATAATTAAAAATTGTCAAGCGATTTTTTAAAGAAAAAAGAAAATGATCGGTCATCTAGAAGAAATAATAGCATCAACTATAATTTCTTCAACTATTTCTGTAGGCAAAACCAAATTTATTTCAGACAAAATATCTTTCATTTCAGATAATTTGCTTGAAACAAGTTTTTTTGATTGAATTGCAATAACCATTTGTTCTTTATTCAAGTTTTTGTATGTTGGTTTTTCCATTAAGAAAAATGATTCCAATAAAGGACTACTTAAATTTGTTATCATTGAACGAACCTTAGAATAAAATTTATCTAAAAATGAATTAGATTGTTTTTCATCATCTTTATTAATTTTTTCTAAAAAATATTTTAACAAAACAGATTTTTCAGCTTGTTCTGTGAATCTATTTAAAAATTCTGGTCCTCTTACATGAATTTTTCCATATGGATTATTATAACACCCAGATCCTATTGCCTTAGAACCACAATATATACAAACAGTTGGATCACCAGTATGTACATGTACTTTATTAGGAGATAAATAACAAGTTTTTCCATAACTTGTTGATCCACAATATATGCATTCTGTTTTATTTTTCATATAATTTGTTTTTATTTTTTTCCAAAAATTCGTTTATATCCTGTATAACATATTGGTTTTTGTATATATGATAATTTTCCTTTTGCATATTTGTAGGAAATTTTGAAGTGTCATAAACAACAAATATACCCTTGTTATTTATTTTAAAAAACAAAAGCCATTTAGATTTTTTTGTATTAGATACCTGCTCAATCCAACCATCCAATAATGCATTTTTCCCTAAAAAAAGACCACTAAATGAAAAATCTTTATATGATTTACATTCCATTGAAATATGACTTAATTCAGAAGGAACAATAATATCCCCATCAGCCAAAAGTTTTTGTTCTTCTGTTAAACCATCATATCTAACTATGTTTTTTCCACCAACATAAGCACCGGAATTTGGAATGCGCTGGAAGTTTATTCCAAAGCAATTAGTTAATATTTCACAAATTTGTCTTTCGAATGCTTTTCCTTTGTTTTTGTTTTTGTTTGCCATTTTTTTTCTTTTTCTTTTGATTAATTAGTTCAGGAAATGTTCTTTTCTGCATAGGAAAATTATTATTTGTAATAATATTTGATCCAGTTGCATATGAATCTGTATTATATAATTGCGTTCCTTGTTCAGCAGATGGTCCTGATGCTGAACCATATACACCACCCCAGTCCATTTCCTCTATAACACTTAAAATTATTTGTTGTAATTTATTCATAATATATTATTATATATTTATGAAAAATTTGTTCGAAGAGTATGAAAATGAAATAACATTAGATACTAGAATAGATGAACTTAATCTTTTAGAGAAGCAATTACAATTACCCGGTGTAAAACACAAGTGGATTGCAAGATTAATTTCTCATAAAAGAAAACTAAACATTTTAAATAAAAAAAGAAAAGAAATAAAAGAATCTGTCCTTTCAAAATTACAAGATATTCCAAAAGGAATACCTAGAAAAAGCCTTGATTTAAAAATAGATTCAACCGAACAAATTATTACAATAGATGAAGAAATACAAGAAACCAATATCATGATTGAATATCTGGAGAAAGTTGAACAAATATTCAAAACAATGAGTTATGATTTGAAAAACATTATAGACATTAATAAACTCGAAACAACATAATGAATATAAAATTTAGCGGAAAAAAGAAAAACTTATTACAGTTGGAAGGAGATGCTTCTATGGTATCTTTGGCAAGAGAATATTTTTCCGTTCAAAATCCAGCAGCTAAAAGTAATTCACCATTTGTTCAAAAAAGACTTTATTGTATAACTCCTTCTGGAAAATTTGAAATTGGAATGTTGGGAGAAGTAATTGATTTCCTTTTTAAAAAAGGAATATTTGTTCAAATAGATGAAGAAATAAGGAATCTTTACAATCCTATAAAAGATATAAAAGACTTTGAGATTCAAAAATTAACTATGGATTTTAGATCTTATCAAGAAAAGGCAATAGAAAAAAGTTTACTACAAGGAAGAGGAATAACAGTCCTTCCAACAGCAGGAGGAAAAACTTATGTAATGGCTTGTTTAATAAAAAACATAAGACAAATTTTAAACAAACCAGATGCAAAAGTTTTGGTTTTGGTTCCATCTATTCAACTTGTAGAACAGACATCAAATGATTTTTTACAATATGGACTTAATAAAGTAACTAAATGGTCTGGAAAGAACAAGCCTGATTTTGAAAATTCAAATATAATCATTGCAGGAACTCAGATTCTTTTAAGTAAATCAAGTGATTTGTCTATTTTATCAGAATTGGATATTTTTATATGCGACGAGGTTCATGGAATAAGAAAACAAAATACAATTAATAAGATTTTCTCACTTTTAACAACTCCATACACATTTGGATTTACTGGAACAATGCCTCCTTCGTTGATAGATCAATGGAATATCATAGGAAAATTTGGGCCAATAACATACGAAGAAAAAACAGTAAACTTGGAAAAACAAGATTATATCTCTTCATTTCAAATTATAATTTTAAAAATTAAACACAAAAATATACCATCATATCTTTATTCCACAGACCCATCAATGGATCTTTATAACAAAGAATTTGAATTTCTTACAAATAATTTAGAAAGAAATAAAATTATTTGTAATTTATCGGAAAAAATTGAAAACAACACTATTATAATGGTTGATAGAATAGATCATGGTCAGTTTTTATATGATTATTTGAAAAATAAAAGCAAAAAACAGATTTATTTTATAAGAGGTTCGACAGAAGTTGAAGAAAGAGAAACCATAAGAACATTAATGGAAAAAAGTAATGATGTTATAGTTGTTGCCATGTCAAAGATATTCAGTACTGGTATTAATATACCAAATTTACATAATATAATTTTTGCATCAGCAGGAAAAGCAAAAATAAAGATCATGCAATCAATAGGAAGAGCATTGAGGCTTCATCCAACAAAGAAAATTGCAACAATTTTTGACATAACAGACAACACAAAATATGCTATTAAACATTTGAAAGAAAGAAAAAAACTATATGATGAAGAAAAATACAAAATTATCGAAAAAGAGATTTAAAGAATTTGATGATGAGGAATATCTGGCATATAATCCGGAAAATGAAATTTATCCAGAAGATTATGACGAAGACAATGACGAAGACAATGAATATTCGGAAGATATTGATTATGATGAATTAGAAAAAAAGAAAAGACAGAATAGACCTAAAATTCCGAAGGAAAAGTTTTATGTTGATCCTAAGAAGTTTGATGATGAAATCGTAAAGTATTATAACAGCGGTAATATATCAAATGACTTGGCAGAGATGTTAAATAAAATTGCAAATAAGTTAAGTTATTCGTCAAATTTTGCTGGATATACATATAGAGAAGAAATGGTTGGTGATGGAATTGTCAGAATGTTTAAAGCACTTATTTCCAAAAAATATGACAGAGACAAGGGAACAAATCCCTTTTCGTATTTTACAAGAATAGCATTCAATGCATTTAGAAATAGAATTAAGAAGGAAAAAACAATTCACGAAGCACAAGAGAGATATCAACAAGAATATATCTTAATGACAGAGGGATATTCAAACCTTTTAAAAAACAATCAAACAAAAATAACAAAAGATTTAAATCCATTTGATAATGATTGATGTTTTAGACTCAAAAGTTGGTTGCTTTTCTGATGTTCATATAGGATTATCTCAAGACAGTCCAGAATGGCACGATATATCTTTGAATTTTGCAAAGATAGCATCCGAATTTTATAAAAAAAATCAAATAAAAACAATAGTTATTGCTGGTGATGTGTTCCATAATAGATCGGAAATATCAGTAAGAACAATTCATGCCGCAAAAAAGTTTTTTGATTGTTTTAAAGACTTTCAGATCATTGTTTCTGCCGGAAATCATGATTGTTTTTTAAAGGACAAAGCAGAAATAAACTCAATTTCTATTTTAGATGGTTGGACTAATATCAAAATAGTTGATGAAACATCATTGGTGTTAAAAACAAAACAAAATACATCTGTTTCTTTTATTCCTTGGGGGTTGGAATGTAAAGATATACCAAAAACCGATATTTGTTTTGGTCATTTTGAGATTAATACCTTTTACATGAATAGTTATAGGACATGTGAAAAAGGTGAGGATTCCAAAAATTTATTGGATAAAAGCCCATTCATAATATCAGGTCATTTTCATAAAAAAGATCATAGGGTTTATGAAAAAGGACAAATTCTGTATCTGGGAAGTCCTTATCAACACAATTTTGGAGATACTGGTGATGAAAGAGGTTATTATATAATTGATCTTGATAATTCTTCTTTTAAATTTATCGAAAACCAGTTTTCTCCAAAGTTTATTAAACTAAAATCAGAAGATTTGACCAAAAAAACAATAGAAAACAAAATTAAAAATAATTTTGTTTCTTTGAATCTTGATTCTTCATTAAAACAAGAGGATGCAAACAATCTTTTAATGAAAGTTATGCAATATGCTCCATTAAATTTAAAAACAGAATACACAGAAAAACAAGATACAACAGGAAATGAAACAAAAACATATGACTCTGTTGACATTCTTAAAAATATATGCGAATATATAGAGACACTTGATATTGACTGTAAAGAGGAAACAATTAAATATCTGACTGAAATTTACAATAAAACCACATGAAAATTGGAATAGGATTACTTGATTTATACGATGATGATTCTTTAGAGGAGTCATTAAAAAATATACCCGAAAATGCACATGTTTGTGTTGTTAGCAACAGAAAAACATCTGTTAAAAACAAAAAAATACAAAACCACATAATTGTTGATAAGGTTTCTTTGGCACACATGAGAAATCTTATTTTACATGACTTTAGAATTAATGATTTAGATCATTATTTTCTTATCCACACAGATCAAATTATAGAAGACTCTTCTATTTTTGAAAAAGTTCAAAAATTGTCGGAAACTTTTGGTACTTGGTTTCTATTGGGTCATGTTAATAATGACACATTGAATATTGAAGATGATAACGGTATTGTTTTAAAAATTTCAAAGAAAATAAACACAAAATTCATTTTTACGTTTAAAGGAATTATTAAAAACTTTGGATTTTTTGATGAACAAATCATCAACTCTCATGATTTGGATGTTTATGATTATATCCAAAGACTAAGATCAAAGAACCTTTATCCAAAAGAGGGATATTATCCTTCGATTTCCTTGGAAATGAAAGAAAATAAGAAAAAGATGACAAACCCATACATCCAAGACTTTCCATCTGAAGAAAAAGAAGTTAGATATGCTTATGGATACTTTTTACACAAAAACAAATATATACCAAACCAAGAAAAGGTAAATTACACACCAGAAAGTGACGAGAATACACTAAAAACAATAGAATTTCTTCAAAACAATTATGCAAAAAAATAAAAGTAAAACTTTTGTAGGAATAGTTACATGTGATAGACCTGATTTTTTCTATAAATGTTACGAATCAGTAAAAAAATCAAATAATGTTGATATTATTGCTGTATGTAATGATGGAAAAGAAGATGTTTCATTAGACAATGAAACAATTTATATAAAACACGAAAAAAATAAAGGCGTCGGAATTAGCAAAAATGATCTATTACGATTTGCATTAGCCAATCCAGATATAGACCACATTTTCCTATTAGAAGATGATATGTTGGTTAAAAATCCTGATGTTTTTAACATTTATATAAAATCAGCAGAAAAATCAGGAATTTATCATTTAAATTTTGGACCAGGTTCTCCGTTTAATAGAAAACAAGACTTTCAGTTTGACCTTCATAATAGACATCAATGTAAAACAGATACCGAATTAAATCCAAAGTTAAAAGTAGAGTATCCTGAAGGTGTGGAGATATGGTTTTATGAACACACAGTAGCCATGCTTTCATATTTCCATCGTTCTGTGTTGGAAGAAATAGGTGTTCATGATGAAAATTTTTATAATGCATGGGAACATGTAGATTTGACATATAGAATAATAAAGGCTGGTCATCATACGCCATTTTGGTGGTTTGCTGATGTAGCAAATAGTGATAAATTGATAGATGTTGCACCAGAAGCAATAGAAAAAAGTTCAATTGCAAAAGATAGTGAACAATGGAAAAAGAACGTGTATGGTGGAATGGAAATATATAAACAAAAACACGGACATTACCCAAACAATCCACCAATTTTATCAAAACAAGATGTTATTAAAGTTATAAAAAGACTAAAAAGGAAGCCTGTTTTATTAGATAAAGAAAAAAAGAGAGAATTAAATGATAATCTTCCTGATAATTCTCAAATTATAGAAGAGTTTGATGAGTTATTAAAAATATACAAAGAATTAAATCCAAAAAATGTATTAGAAATAGGCTCTTTGTTAGGTTGGTCCTTAAAAAAGTTTATTAAAAATACACAGGAAGGTGGCAATGTAATATCTATCGACTATCCAGTTAGAGATTTTGTTGGATCTTCTGATTATAGAGTTGATCAACAAGAATATGGTCATTTGATATTATGGAAAAGATGGGCTAAAGAACAAAATATTAATTTATCAGTCATTCCGTTTTCATCATTTGATCCGAATACATTAAATCAAGTTAAATCTTTGGTGAAAGAACTTGATTTTGTTTTTATAGACGGAGATCATAGGTATGAAGCTATTAAAAATGATTATTTATGGTATTCTGCTTTAGTAAGGAAAGGTGGAATTATTGCATTTCATGATATAGCAGAAAATGAAGAAGGTGGAGGGCATAAATTTTGGAATGAAATTAAAAACAACTTCAAACACAAAGAAATTTTATTTTCTGATAAAAAGGAAAAAGGAATAGGAATTTTATATGTATGAAAATATCTATAGGAACAAATATATTCGGTAATGACTTAAAACAAAACTTGGGTATACAAACTCAAGTAAAACTTAAAAATTTATACCCAGATAATGTATTTTTGTATGCATTTCAAAGATATGAAGAAGAAACTGTCCCATATTCACATACAAAAAAACTTGTTAATAGAGATAGTAGAGACTTTGTTGAAGCAGGGAAAAAGACAAGTTTATGTGTAAAAGATATTTTTGATGGATTAGCAGAAACAGACTGTGATTATATTGTTTATACAAATAGTGATATTTTGTTTAGTGAAAATTTTATAAAATATTTATTAAACGGAAATTATATTGGATATGCCTGTTCAAGAATGGATATTCACCCAATTCAAAGCTTGAATGATAAAATAATCCCTTATAGATACGAGGTTGCTGGTCAGGATGTTTTTGTTATAAAGAAGGATTGGTATATAAAAAATAGACATTTATTTAAAGAATATTTAATTGGATCTATTTGGTATGATACTGCATTAACATGTATATTAAAACAGTATGGTCAAAACGATCCTATAATTAACCATTACCCTGTTCAAATAGCTCATATACATCATGGTTGGGGTTCTGGACATCCTTCTCCAGAAAATTCGTATAATACAAAATTATACGAATCAGAACCGAAAGAAATAACAGAACCTTGGGGATGGTATTATCACAATATTTTAATAAAAAGACCAAGTGGATTTGATATGTTTGAATTATATCCAAACGAAAAACAAATAGAAAAAGAACATTTTGGAAAATATATGATGTCATGAAATTATCATATTTTTATGAAAAAATATATGTAATTCATTTAAAAACTTTAACTGAAAGAAAACAATATTTAATTTCAAAGTTTGATGAATTTAATTTAACAGATAAAGTAGAATGGGTTGAATTATATCAAGACGAAGAAAGTATGAAAAAATTAAAAAACCCTTTTAATATAAATAAAAGGGTTTTAGCAGTTAATATGTCTCATGTTTATTGTTTCGAGCAACAGTTAAAAAATAATTATAATAATATTTTAATTTTAGAGGATGACTTGGATTTAGAATATACACATTTAATTAAATATTTAAATCAAGCATCAGAAGAATTTGTTAATTTAAATGGAGACATAGCTTTCTTGGGTTCTTGTTGTGAATTAAAACCTAAAGATTTAAAACCTCCAACTCTTTTATATTACGATAAAACTTATGGAACTAAGAGTTGCAATGCTTATATTGTTAATATAAAATGTACACAGAAATTAATAGACTGTATGATAAATTTTCATGCTATTGATATTATTTTTAATCAAATTATTCCATATCTTAATATTAGATGTTTATGGTCTGGTTTAGAATTAAAACAAGGGTCAGAGACTGGAAAATATAATAGTGCATTCTTAAATATACGAGACGAATACGGAAATTATAAAAAATGAAGAAAGGGGGGATTATTTTACCAGGTAAAATAGGTGACATAATAATATGTTTGCCTATCGCAAAGCATTATTTTGATATGGGTTATGAGATATATTGGCCAATATACGATTTTTACATAAAAAATTTTACAAATTATGTAAATTATGTAAATTTTATACCAATATCTATAAACAATTGTATACAAAACAGTATTCATATTTTAAATAATTTAAACTGTGAAATAATAGATTTATCTTTTACGAGTCCTAATAGTTGGCATAACGAAAATACTAGAAGATTTTTAAATCAAAATAACCCTTTCGATGAATTTAGATATGAATTAGCAAATGTTCCATTTTCAAAAAAATGGACATTGGAAATTCAAAGAAACTATATAAACGAAGATATATTATATCAACAACTAGTAAAAAAAGATTATGTAGCAATGCACTTGGAAGGTTCAGATGGAAGGAAAGAAATCACAATAGAAAATCCGTTTGATTATCAAATAATAGATATTACACAAAAGACAGACTCCATATTTGATTGGATAAAAATATTACAAAACGCAAAAAAACTTGTGATGTTTGATAGTTGTTTTGCAAATTTAGTTGAACAATTAAATTTGCATAATAAAAAAATCTTCTTATTAAGATCAGATAAATTAAGAACTCCTGTTTTAAAAAATAATTGGACAATACAGTGAAAAAAATAGCATTTACTATAGTTCTAAATGGTATGCCTTTTATAGAAAGGCAATATAATATTATACCTAAAGTATTTGATCATTGGTATATAATAGAAGGAGTTACTAAACCAATACTAGATACTGGTTGGTGTAAAAATATATCTAAGGATTTTTATTCTGATGAATATACATCTGTAGACGGAACTTTTGAATTTTTAAACAAAATATGTAATGATAAAAATATTACAGTTATAAGAAAAGATAATTTTTGGGATGGTAAAGTAGAAATGTGTAATTCATTTATGAATGAAATTGAAGATTGTATTTTAATGCAATTTGATGTTGATGAAATATGGGATATTGATACATTAAGAAGTGTTTTAGAATATTCTGATTCTAATGATGATTTTGATGGAATGCTTTTTAAATGCAATTATTTTGTTGGTCCTGATCTATTAACTGTTGGAGAAAATTGTTATGGAGACAACTCAAATGAATGGTGCAGATTGTGGAAAATAAAAAATAAAAGTTTTTGGATAAGCCACGAACCACCGAGAATTAAAGGATGTTTAAATTTTTTAACAAAAAATTTTACTAAACAAAAAAACTGGATATTTAATCATTATGCTTATGTTTTAGAATCACAATTAAAGTTTAAAGAAATTTTCTATAATTATAGTGGGGCTTTGGAATGTTGGAAAAAATTACAAAATGAAACAGATTTACCATGTAAACTAAATAAATATTTGCCTTGGGTAGATGATTCTGTTATAGTTAAAAAAAACAATGGAAAAAATAGTTTTAATATCTCATTTTGATTCAAATATTAATTGGTTAAATCAAATAAATGTACCGTTTGTTGTTTATTCTAAATCTATAAAAAATGAAAATTTTATAGATTTTAATAAAGGACAAGAAATTCCAATGTATTTAAAATTTATTATAGATTGGTATGATAAATTACCAGATAAAATTTTATTTTATCATGATCATTTAAATTCGCCTCATCAAGATTTCGATTCCGTCTTTATTATAAATAATGTTAATTGGGATTTAGATGATTATTTCTCGGTTAATAAAAGAGATTGGTATCAGACCATGAATAAATTTTCTAAAATAGAACCAAACGGAATAAATTGGATAAACGAAAATTGGTATCTTTTTGAAAACCACTTACCAAAACAGAATGAATTTGGTTTTTATAGTGGAGCGCAATTTGTAATAAACAAAGAATTGATTTTGCAATATGATAAGTCTTATTATAAATACTTATATAATTGGATAAAACAAACGGATTTATCCAATTATATAACTAGTAGAATATTTGAATATACATGGCATTACCTTTTTACAAAAAACCCAATAGAAAAAAAATATAATATTGAAAAAATTTTATTAACTAATAAAAAAAAATAAATATAAAATACCTAAACCATAAAAACGGAACTTTTGAATACAGCATGACATATATTTTATAATAAAAAAACTTAATTATAATCAATGAAATTACCAATATATATATTGCATCATAACTTGTTAAAATACAGAAAAACTTTTCTTTTAGATTTTTTTGATAAAAATAAATTAACATTTCCTATACACTGGGAAGAAAGATTTTTGCCCGAAGAAATTTTAAACACATCCAAAAATTTTAATATTTCTTTAAAAGAAATGTCTTTATCATTAAAACATGAAAATACATTGATTAATCAGCTTGAACAGAATATAGAAACTATTATTATTTTTGAAGATGATATAGATGTAAACAGCATAGATAATTTGCAAGAATATCTTAATAAATGTTTTTCAGAGTTTAAAGAAAATAAAGCAGATATATTATGGTTGGGAGGAACAAAATTACTTGATGTTCCCAGTAGCATGATTGAAAATGGAAAATATTGTTATTTTTCCTCCAAATTTACTAGTAGATGTACACATGCTTATATGATATCTTTAAAAGCTGCTAATATTGTTTTAAAAAATTATCATTATAATTTACCAGTAGACCATTTATACAACGAAATAATAAAAAAAACTAATTTAATATCAGGATGGACTTCTCCATTTCTTTCACAAAAAACCGTAGACGGGATTTGGAACTCTTCTATTAGATAATAATAAATTTGACTTTTTCTTTTTATTATTGTATTTTATATTAAATAAAAAAATATGATAGAAGCTTATTCTTACGCTTATAATTCTTTATCAAAAGATGTTTTAATTTATCAAAAACAAATTTTTGATAAATTTGATTTACCCATAATACAGATTCAAGATAATTTAAACCATGGGCAATTTTTAACACATATTCTCAACACATCCAAGTCAAAATATGTTATGTTTTTTGATGCTGATGCTATCCCCTTAACTAAAAATTTTTACAATATAGTATTAGAAGAGTTAGAAAAAGAAAAGTGTATAATTGGAATGGAACAAACAGGTATGCCTCGATATCATATTTATGCTGGTCCAGCATGTTTAGCCATGCCCGTGTCTTTATACTCAGAGATTAATTATCCTTGTTTGAATCAAACATTTAGAAGTGATATTGGGGAAGAAATTACTTGGTGTTGTGAGGAGAGAGCTATACCAGTAAAATTTTTAAAAATTTCACATGTGGAAAGTCCAAAGTGGAGATTGGGGTATGATAGAGAATTTGGAATAGGTTCTACATACTCTTACAAAAATCAAGATGTATTATATCATCAATTTGAAATACGATTAAATACACATAATTTTATAAAAAAATGCATAAATATCTTAGAAAATAAATAAAAAATGAAAACATTAACAGAACTAGGTTTATATTACAATACAGATAAAGCAACATACCACCATTTTACAGAAATTTATGAAACATATTTTTCTACATTAAAAGAAAAAAAATTAAATATTTTAGAGATTGGAATTTTTAATGGAGGTTCCTTGAGAACTTTAAAAGATTATTTTTATAATTCCAATATATATGGAATAGACTTTGATAGATCTAAATGCTTTTCAGAAGATAGAATATTATCAGAATGTGGAGATCAAACAGATATTAATTTTCTTAATAATGTATTCTCAAATGTAAACTTTGATATTATTATAGATGATGGAGGTCACACTATGCCTCAACAGCAAATATCACTTGAAACTTTATTACCAAGACTTAAGTCAGATGGAATATACATTCTCGAAGATTTACATACTAGTTATTCATATGGTTACGGTTCAGAGAATGATTCTACAACATTGTGTTTGTTGGAAAAATTAAACATCCATGATTCAAATAATCATAGTTTTTTTATAAAAGATTTACATACAATTCAAGAAAATATTTTAGATGTAAAAATATATTATACCAATGATAAAACATCAGTCACTTCAGTTTTTAAGAAAAAATAATTTATGAAACATATATATGAAAATATAAGCGGTTGGTTTACTTTTCCAGAACTATATCGAAATATAGTTTTACTTTATCCTAATAATTCACATTTCGTAGAAGTTGGAACTTGGCTTGGTCAAAGTGCTGCATATATGGCAGTAGAGATTATTAATTCTAATAAGAATATAAAATTTGACTGTGTAGATACTTGGAAAGGTAGCGAAGAACATATAAACGAAAAAGTTATTTTACAAGACACTTTATATGAAAATTTTCTATCAAATATAGAACCTGTAAAAAGTGTAGTAAATCCTATAAGAAATACCTCTATCGAGGCTTCTAAATTATATGAAGATAATAGTTTAGATTTTGTTTTTTTAGACGCAGCACATGATTATGAAAATGTAAAAAACGATATAGATGCATGGTATCCAAAAGTAAAATCCGGTGGTGTATTGGCTGGACATGATTATAGTAGTGCTTGGCACGAAGTTGTACATGCGGTTAATACTTTTTTGAAAGAAAAGAATTATAGTTTGTATATACAACAGGAACTTTGTTGGGGTATTCTAAAAAAATAATTTTTAGTGAAAAAAATTAAATTTAAAAATCTTTCGATTCAAAATTTTTTGTCAGTTGGTGAAGAAAAATTAAATTTAAATTTTCAACAAGGAATTAATTTAATTACAGGTATCAATAATGACAAAGACAGTAAAAATGGATGTGGTAAAACGACAATTCTAGATGCTTTATATTGGTCTATCTTTGGAAATACTATTAGAGATATTAAAAAAGATAAAATAGTACATAATCATTCCGATTCAAAATGTAAAGTTGATTTGTTTTTTTCTATATCGGATAATGATAAAAATGAAATTGAATATAAGATTGAAAGGTCTTTAAATCCAAGCAAGGTGTCTTTATTCAAGAAAGAAGAAGACACAACATATTCTACTATTCAAAAAACAGACGAAGCTATTAGAGAGCTTATAGGAGCAAACGAAGAGTTGTTTAGAAACTCTATCGTAATGTCATTGGACAACACTCTTCCTTTTATGGCTCAAAAGAAAGTAGAAAAAAGAAAATTTATTGAAAGTATTCTTCAAATAAATGTTTTTAGTGAAATGCTTTCAAAAGTTAGACAAGATTACAATGATTCTAAGAAAGAATATGATATTTTTACAAACCAATTTACAGACAAGCAAAGAACTATTTCTTTTTTAAAAGAACAACAGCAAAAAGAAATAGAAAACAAACAAAACAAGATAAATTTAATTCAAGAAAAGATAAAAGAAACAGAAAATAAACTCAAAGAAAACAAAAGTACTGAATTATTAAACCAAAAAACAAAATTAGAGAGTTCTTTGACTAAAACAGATGAAGCAATTCAAAAGATCGAGAAAAAAATAACAGAAATATCTGATTCTTTATTGGAAAAAACGAAGGTAGAAACAAGAATCCAAAATGAAATTGAAACATTTGAAAAAAATATCAAATCTTTTAAAAATAAAACAGGTAATTGTCCAACATGTAAAAGGAAATTGTCTGATGAGAATGATGAATCAATCAAAACTCACATAGAAGAATTACAAATCCAAATAAAACAAAAAGAAGAAGAATTTAACAATGCAATTTCTGAAAAAAACAAAATAGTTACAGAAAGAACAAATACTTCAAAGAAAAAAACAGAATTAACACTTCTTTGCAATGATTTGAAGACAAAAATTAATAAATTACAAATTTCTATACAAGAAAACAACAATTTAAGTCAAAAAATAGAAGAACTAAACATTTCAATAACCGAAATCCAAAATGAAAAGTCTTCCTATATCGAAAAAATAGAAGAATTTGAAAAAGAAATCAAAACTCTCGAAGAAAAGTTAACAAATCAGCAAAAACAACTCAATATTTTAGAAAATTCCAAATTAATTGTTTCAGAAGAGGGTGTTAAGACACATATTATTAAAAAACTTCTTGTTTTCTTCAATAATAAATTGAATTTTTATCTTAAAAAATTAGAAGCACCTTGTACATGTACCTTTGATGAATATTTTGACGAAACAATTACAAATGAGAACAAAAAAGAATGTTCTTATTTTAATTTTAGTGGAGGAGAACGGAAAAGAATAGACCTAGCTATTCTTTTTACATTTCAAGACATACTAAAATCACAGTCCGGTATATATTATTCACTTAATATGTATGATGAATTGTTTGATTCTGCTCTGGATGAAGCAGGAGCAAATAAAGTTTTAGAAATATTGAGAGAAAAAACAGAAAAATACAATGAATCCGTGTATATTATATCACATAATTCTGCTGTATCTAAGAATAACATAGATAACACAATTCAGCTACAAAAAAATCAAGGTAAAACAACAATAGTAATTTGATTTTTATAAAATATTTGATATAATATATAAATATGGCATTGAAAATAAAAAAAGAAGAAAACTTAAATAAAAGAGTTACATACGGGTTTTCTGTTGTTAGAAAAGAAATTCCACTCCCGCCTGTAGGAACAAATCATAATTTATTAAATTATTTTTATATCCATCTTTTTCCGGTAAACATTCCAGCACCAGCACCTATCGAAATGCCAGAAGCAAATCTTCCTAGAGTCTTAAATTATTATGCCGACTATGGTGGTTGTGGATATTGGAGAATGATATGGCCTGAGTATCTTTTAAATTTTTATCAAAAGGCTGTTTGCTCTGGTATGACACAAATGATCCTTGATGTTAGGTTTTATCAATCTTTAAAGGCTGTTAGATTTCAAAGACAGGCAACAGAACATCAATTGGCCTTTATTAAAGAACTTAATAAGATTAAAAAAGATTTTGGTCTTAGATTGTTATATGAAGTTGATGATATTGTCTTCAGAGAAGACATTCCTGATTACAACAGATGTAAAGATGCGTTTAATGATGATAAGATTGTAAAAAATATTCTAGAAATCATAGGAATGATGGATGAAATGACCGTTACGTGTCAGTTCATGAAAGATTATTATATAGAAAAAACAGGAAACAAAAATATAACAGTTATTCCTAATTATGCACCAAAATTTTGGCTTGATAAGCTATATAATGCAGAAAAACTTCTTAAAAACTTTGAGAAAAATAAAAAAAGACCAAGAGTTCTTTATTCTGGATCAGGTACACATATAGATGTATTGAATAGAACAGGAATGAAAGATGATTTTAATCATGTAGTGGACGAAATCATCAAAGCAAGGAAAAAATTTAAGTTTGTATGGAAGGGTTGTTACCCATTAGCAGTAAAACCGTTCATAGATAACGGAGAAATGGAATATTTGGACTGGTCTGTGTTACCAGAATACCCACAGGGGTTGGTTGATGCTAATTGCAATGTTACATTTGCACCATTGATTGATAACATCTTTAACAAATCAAAGAGTAATATTAAAATGATAGAATCGGGTGCTCTTGGAATGCCTGGTGCATACCAAGACATGTGTACGTATGAATTGTCACCGAATAAATTTAAGTCAGGAAAAGATTTGATTGGTCTTTTGGAGCATATGACATCAGATGTGAACATTTATATGAAAGAATCCAAAAAAGCCAGAGAATTTGCAGAAACAATGTGGTTAGAAGACCATATGGATCTATACGAAGGTCTTTACTTGACTGGTTGGGGTTCAAAAGAAAGAAATGAACAATATCCGAACTTGATTTTACTAAATAAAGATCAGATAATGTAAGCCAAATCATGGCTTATCGAAATATAGCATATAATAACCAAGAAGGTTGTATTCATTTATGGACTTGGGATGAAGACGGCAATAGAGTAAAATATGAAACAAGTTACGAACCCAGTTTATATATTGAAAGTAATGAAAAAAACGATGCACTTTCTATTTTTAACACACAGTTAAAAAAACTTACATTTAAAAACAATTATTACAGGAATAAGTTTGTAAATGAAACCCCTATAAAAAGAATTTTTCAAAATTTGAATGTAGAACAGGATTTTTTAATTAATACATTCAGAGAGGATGAAAAAAAGAATGATTTATCAGGATTTCCTTTAAAAATCTACTTTTGGGACATTGAAACTTACAGCCCAAATGGATTTCCAGAACCTTCTAAGGCAGAAGACCCTATAAATTTAATAACAATTTATGATTCATTAAAGAAAAAATATTATAGTTGGGGTACAAAGAAATATTCTTCAAAAGAATCAAATGAAATTTATTACTTTTGTGAAAATGAATATGAATTACTAGAAAAATTTCTTCAATTTTGGGAAAAAGATCCACCAGATATAATGTGTGGATGGAATACAGAAACTTTCGATGTTCCTTATCTAATAAACAGAATAAAACAATTTAAAGGAGATGAATATACCAGACTTTCTCCTATTCAGAATGTGTATTGTAGAGAAGGTGTTGTTATAAACAAATATAACAAGCCATTTGACAAGTGGTATATATCAGGAGTTTCAAATTTGGACTACATGATTATATATAAAGCATTCTCAAGAGGAGATTCTGAATCATATAGTCTTAATTTTATTGCAGAAAAAGAATTAAAAGAAGGAAAAATTGACTTTGGAACAGGAAATTTAGCAGAATTAGCTAATTCTGATTGGGATACCTTTGTAAGATACAACATCCAAGACGTAAGACTTCTTGTAAAACTCGAAGAAACATTAAAATACTTGGACTTGGTTAGAAACTTGTCATATAAAGGATTTATTCCTTTTGAGAAAGCAACAGGAAAGGTTTCGATGATTACAGGAGCAATCGCGCACGAAGCATTATTACAAGGCAAAATGATTCCTACATTTAAATCAGATCATGAAAAACAAGAATATGTGGGGGGTTATGTACATGATCCAGAAAGAGGATTACAAAAGTCATTAGTTAGTTATGATGCTAATAGTCTATATCCAAACACTATTATAACTTTAAATATATCACCCGAAACTAAAATAGGAAAAATTTTAGAAAAGACAGAAAATGAATACAAATTATATTTAATAAATGGAAAAATAATTTCTTTATCAAAGGAAAAATTTTTAAAACTAGTTGATAAAGAAAAAATTTGTATTTCAGATTATGATGTTTTATATACACAAAAAACAAAAGGAGTAGTGCCTTCTTATATTGATAAATTATATAAACAAAGAGTAGATGCCAAAAATGAAATGCAAAAATATCAGAAAAAACTTTCTGATGTAACCGAAAAGGGTGAAAAGCAAAAAATTAAACAAAAAATCCAAGATTTGGATACTCAACAAAATGTTTACAAACTTGTTTTGAACTCTATTTATGGAACTTTTGCTCAAAAATTTTCACCACTTTATGATATAGATCATTCAGCCAGTGTAACAATGACTGGTCAATCTGTAATTAAAAAGGCATCTGATATTGTTTATGATTACATGAAAGAAAATGGATTTACTGGTGAAAAAAGCGGTGTCTATCTTTATTCTGATACAGATAGTATTTTTTTTACAATAGATCCTCTGTTAAAAAATCAAAACGCATCACTCCTGGACAATAAAAACAATGTAACACCAATTGCAAAAAAAATAATAGACGAAATAGATCAAAATTTAAACAAAGAAATTATTGATTGGTCAAAACAGAAACATAATTCAATAGATCCAAGGTTTGTGTTTAAAAGAGAAACAATTTGTGATAAAGGATTATTTCTTGAGAAAAAAATGTACATTCTTCATGTAATTGACAAGGAGGGGACAGTACCAAAAAAACCTTTTGTTTATAAAGGCGTCGAATTAGCGAAATCAACAATGTCGGGTGAAGTTAAGGATTTGATCAGAAATGTTGTTGAGTCTATTATTTTATCAGAAGATAAAAAAGAATCCGATAACATTTTTATAGATTCATATAAAAAATTTTTAGAAATGGATACTAATTTAATATCTACAAGAAAAAAAATTACAGATATTACAAAGTATGAATCTAGAACAGTTGGTTTTAAAACACCAAAAGGAACACCTAATCATGTAAAAGCATCAATATTTTTCAATAATCTTTTGAAAAATTACAATATAGAACATTTATATGAAAAAATTTCTAGTGGAAACAAGGTTAAAATTTTTTATGTTTCTAAAAACAAATATAACATAAATGTTATTTCTTATAATGAAATATTTCCAGAAGAGATAAAAAAAGATATTGTTCCTGATTACGAAAAGATGTTTAAAAAAACTGTATCTCCTCCATTAGAAAGAATTTATTCATGTATAGGATGGAATTTCCCTTCTCTTACTTGTAATTATGAAACAGATATAACATCTCTTTTTTTAGAAGATTCTGATGAATTATAAAAAAAATTGTTGATTTTTTTATAAACTTATATAAGATATAAAGTCTAATATGAGTGATACAAATAAAAAACTAACAGTCTTTCTCGATTATGTAGGAAGAACAATTCTTGGAGAACTTTCATCTGAGGATGAAATAAAAATAAATGTTAAGAATCCTGTGGTATTATCCACGGTTCCAACACCAGATAATAGAATGTCAATTCAATTGTTTCCATTGTTCTTTAGAGAATTCTTAGCAGAAAAAGAAGCTGATGTTGTTATTTCTTATAATAAGAATACAATAACAACTACAGATATTGAGGCATTAGATTTTAGATTACAGGCTCAGTATGCTCAAATTTTCAATAAGAATAATATTTATGTTCCGTCTGGTCAAGGAATCTCAACTCCTGAAAATAAAGGACCCGACGTCATTAAGTTGTTCGATGAGTAGAATTTAGTGTTGATAAAATAGGTAACAAAAAACCCGATGTAAAAGTCGGGTTTTTTGTTTCTTGCTTTTACTAAAAAAAACTTTATAATGTTACACAACTATGGCAAAAACAAAAAAAGAAACAAATCAAGAAAATGAACACACAGGATACATTGAAGATGCATTCAAAGTTTTGGATGATCTCAATCCAGATGCTGCATTTTTAAATGAAAATACATTATCAACAGTTAAAGAATGGATTGATACTGGTTGCATGGCACTTAATGCTATTATTTCTGGTTCTCTTTATGGAGGAATTCCTGTAGGAAGAATTACAGGGTTTGCTGGACCTCAAGCATGTGGAAAGACATTGATGGTTAATAAAATTATGGCTAATGCACAGAAGAAGGGTATGCATGTTGTTTACTTTGATACCGAAAATGCTCTTGATCCAGAAACAGCAATAAGTCTTGGTTGCGATCCAAAGAAAATTAAACACTGTCCAACAGAAATTATAGAAGATTGCAGAAATCAAATCGTTAAGTTCTTAAAAACAATTATTGAAAAGGGACTACAAGGAAAGGTTCTTCTTGCAATTGATTCTTTGGGTAATTTAATCTCAGCAAGAGAAGCAAAGGTAATTGAGGATGGAAAGGATTCTGCTGATATGGGTGCTAGGGCTGTAGCTTTGAAATCTATGTTGAGAGCAATTACACATGCATCAGCAAAAGCAAACTGTCCTGTGGTTTTTACAAATCATATTTATGACAATCCAGGTGCCATGTATCCAACTCTAGTAAAGAACCAAAGCGGTGGTTCTGGTCCTCTTTATATGTCGTCTGTTCTAGTTCAAATGGCTACCAAACAAGAAAGAGTAGGAAAATCTGATAATAAAAATGCTAGTGATGATGTCACTCCTCTGTCAAAAGATGTAAACGGATTAACCATGAGAGCATTAACAACCAAGAATAGATTTGTTCCGCCCTTTTTAGAATGTGAAATGTATCTTAATTTTAGAACAGGGTTGTCGAAGTATTCTGGACTCTTAGAGATGGCAGAAGGTTACGGAATTATCCATAAACAAGGACATAGATATGCAGTTGGTGAGGAAGTTTTAGGTTTTTATAAAGACTGGAAGGATGATGATTCTATTTGGGAATCAAAAATTTTACCACAATTAGAGGAAAAATTAAAATATGAACTTAAATTTAAAAATGAAGCAAATATTGTTTTAAAACAAAAATCAGAAAAAGTTCTTCTTGAAGAATAATTATGGGAGATTCTATTGACTTTGACTATGACCTTTTTGAAAAGGTTGTGGCATATAACTGTTTTTTTGATAGTTCTTATTTTGAATCAATATATGAACATTTAAATCCATCATTCTTTTCTGATGAAAAGAATAGAACGTTTATATCTATACTATGTGATTTTTATAGAAATCACAAAAAGATACCGAACATTACTGAATTAAAATTAAATGTTCTAGATGAGTCTAAAAGAAAAATTGTAAAAGAAGTTTTTTTAAGTTTTTCAGATATTGATAAAAAATATAACAAAGATCTTCTCACAAAGAACACGGAAAAATTTTTAAAAGAAAAAGCTGTTTTTAATACTGTTTTAAAAACAAGCTTAAATATTCAAAGTGGAAACATAAACACTTCTGAAATTTTAAAGTCTTTTGAAAAAGCATGTTCTATATCTCTTGTAAGTGATAATGGATTTGATTATCTTGAAAACATAGATACACATTGCGAAGAACTTCAAAAAACGTTTACATATATACCTTCTGGTTGGAAATGGTTGGATGAAAGAATTGGTGGAGGTTTTCTTGCTACTGGAAGAGCATTATATGTCTTTTATGGTGTAACAAACGTAGGAAAATCAATATTTTTAGGAAACATTGCAACGAATATTTTAAATCAAAATAAAAATGTTGTTTTGATTTCTATGGAGATGTCTGAACAAGTTTATGCAAAAAGAATAAGTTCACAACTTTCACAAATTTGTATGGATGATCTTTCTTCTCAGATTACTCTGTTAAAGGACAAATTAAACACTTATAAAATAAAACATAAAAATTCAAAACTTATAATCAAAGAATTTCCACCTAAAACAGTTTCTTGTTTTCATATAAAAACATATATAGAAAAATTAATTGCATCAGGAATTAAACCAGATGTTATTATTTTGGATTACTTAAACCTAATTGCTCCAAGCGAGAAAGGTGTCTCGTCTTATGAGGCTGTTAAGGAAATAACAGAGATGGTTAGAGCGATGTCTTATCAATTCGAATGTCCTGTAGTAACAGCAACGCAGACCAACAGATCTGGTTATAACCAACAAAATCCAGGTCTTGAAACTACAAGTGAATCTATGGGTCTTTCACATACAGCGGATGCCCAATTTTCTATCTGGACAGAGGAAGAAGATGTTGAATTAGGAATAATTCATCTAGGAATTACAAAAAACAGATTTGGACCTAGAGATTGTCATACTGTATTGGAGATAGATTATCCAACTTTAACATTAAAAGATCCAGATAACGTTTCTACTTCATTTATTGTTCCTAGTAAAAAAACAAACAAAAATGAAAAAAGTGAAGTTTCTGACACAATAGGATTATTGGAATCATTGGGGGATGATATTGATTGATATGGATATAAGTATATTAATGTCAAATAAATTGTATAAAGTTTTCACTCATGGTGATCTCGATGGGGCAGTAAGTCTTCTTTGTTTTCTCTGGACAAGACCAGATGCAACAATAGAGTATGAGGAATTATTTAATAATACTATTGAGGATAGATTGGTTTTGTATAAAGAAAAAACCATAAACAAACCAACAACTCTTGTTATGGATTTTTCTTTAAGAGAAACTTTTTTAAATTTCGATATTCCAGAATTTGTTTTTATAGATCACCACAAAAGATCAGAAATTTTTGTTAAACAATTCAAAAACTCAAAAGTAGTTTTTAAAGAAACAACATCAAATACCGCATTGATGTATAATACATTCTTAAAGGAAAATAATAATTTAACAAAAGATCAAAAATACTTAATAGCATTGGCTAATGATTTTGATTGTTATGAATTAAAACTTAAAGACTCTTATGATCTAAATGTTTTATTTTGGTCAGAATATAGAGGTAATTTTTGTAAATTTATAGAAGATTATAAATTAGGATTTAAACCATTCACAGAATCTCAAAGAAGATTAATTGAAAATGAAAAGTACTTGGGATGTAAATTAGCTGAATCTTATCAAAAATTTTTTGGTGAATTAAAGATAAAAGGTCAAAGTTATAATACTATTGCTGTTATTGGAGAAAAGTATAATTTACTTGCTATTGATTGCCTTATCAATAAGTATGATCCAGATATGTTCTTTTTTATAAACATAAAAACAGAAAAAGTAAACATGAGAAAAAAACCAAGTATCAAAGATTTTAATATTAGTGATTTTGCAGAAAAATTTTGCGAAGGTGGTGGTAATTCAAATTCCGCAGGAGGAAAATTGACACCTGTTTTTATGGAAATGATGAAAAACTTGAAACCAGAATGATTATAACATCGTATCAACAAATAGAAAAATTAATAAATCCATCAAATTCGTTGGATGTTAATGAATTTGAAGAAATAACGCTTAAATTTGGAGCGTATATAAGCATTTGTCAGAATAAAAAATTAAATTTTTTAAATTTACTTAAATTAATTATTGAAGATAAAGAAATCCAAAAACTATACTGTGATCTTTTGGGTGAATATAATCTACAATATGTTATTAAAACATATATAGACAATATACCTGGGTTTTACAAAAAAATATTTCGTTCAAAATTTAACAAGTGACCGACATAACCGAAAAACAAAAACAAATATACAATTGTTATTTGAAATTTTCTAGGAATGGTGAACCATATAATCCAAGAAAAAACTTTGATAATACCAATTCATCTACTAGAATTGAATTGTATAAATTAGAGAACTTTTTTAATAAATTTAAACATATAAATTTAAATTTTTTCTTTGAATCTTTTTATTTTGTATACCCTAATGAAAAATATCCTCCTCTTTCATTTTTTACATCAAGAAAAGCAATAAAATGTTTTTCTCTGTATAAAGAACACAAAGAGAACTCTTCACCTGATTCTCAATTAGACGAAATAAAGAACAGTATTATATTTTTAGGTTCTTTCTGCCTACGAGAGAAAATTAATATAGAAAAATATATTAAACACAAAACTCTTTGTATGCCTACATGGGTTAAACACTATAAAGAAGGTAAAATAAATATATATTCTTTAATAGCATTAGGTATTTCATCAGAGTTATTTATGCTTCAAGAAGATGAAAGAGACATTTGGGTTCCAAATCTATTAAAAAACATAGAATCTTACAAAATAAGATTTAATAATTGTCAATCAAAGACAAAAATATTACTTTGGGTTGATAAAACAAAAGATTTTGTCAAAAAGAATTTGACATAACAAAAAAAATAAACTAATATCACAGTCTGAAAATTATGAACAAATACACTAGTAATCTATTCGAATCCATCAAGGATGCACTCAACAAAAAAGCTCCAACTGAAAGTAATTTCAAGGACTTTATGAAAATGGAAACAGGAAAAACGTATGTTGTTAGGCTTCTTCCAAACGTTGAAGCACCAGATAGGACATTTTTCCATTATTATCACCATATGTGGAAGAGTATTGTTTCAAATAATATGATTTCTTTCCTATGCCCCACAACATATGGCGAGAAATGTCCTATTGAAGAATATCGTTCCAGAATTTATCGCTCAAAGAACGAGGCAGAGATTGATAAGACAAGACCAATCAAAAGAAACGAGTCTTGGCTCGCAAATGTATATGTTGTGAAAGATCCAACCAATCCAGAAAACGAAGGAAAGGTAAAAATCCTCAGATATGGAAAACAACTAAGTAAAATCATTACTGATGCGATTTCTGGTGATGAATCTGATGAATTTGGTGCAAAGGTATTTGATCTGTCCGAAAACGGTTGCAGTTTCAAGATCAAAGTTGAACAAAATGAGGGAGGATACCCAACGTATGTTAGTTCCAAATTTATGTCCCCTTCAAAGCTTGAAGGAATTGATGATATTGATGAAATTTACACACAAGTTAAAGATTTGGACAAGATTTTTAACCATAAAACATATGGAGAGATTAAAGAATTATTAGATTTTCATTTTTTAGGTCTTGAAAAGGGTTCACAAGACACACAAGAACCTTTATCTACTAATGAAGATGAAAATTATGACAGTATGGTTGAAATCGAATCAAATGCTGGTATCTTTGAAAAGAAAAAGGTAGCAGAACAGAAAGTTCTTAAAGAAGAATTGGATAACTTTGATGATGCAGATGCTAAAATTGAAGAAATTCTTAAAGATCTTTAATATCATGCCTGAAAGAAAGAAAGAAAGTGATATTTTATACGTTTCCAAAAACGTATCAGGTAAATCTCCACATCCAGTTTCTATTGGGTGTGGAGACTTATTCATACCCGTAAAGATTTTAAACAAATCTGGAGAATCATATACATCTCCATGTCATATAAGGATAGAATCTTCACTTAATAATAAAACAAATGGTGCCAATTTGAACAAGATCTCTGATTATTTCTTAGCAAGAACATCTCTAAATATAGATGAGTTGTTTAATGATGTAGAAAATAATTTTATTAATGATTTTGAGTCGCAGAATTTAAAATTAAAGGTAGATTTTTCATATTTTTGTACAAAACAAACACCTGTTTCGTTAAAAAAGTGTTTATATAAATATAATTCTTCTGTTACTTTATGTGTAACAGAACAACAAAAAACCTATTTTCTAGAAACAAACCTGCCATACTCATCTCTTTGTCCAGCATCAAAGGAAATATCTGATTACGGTGCTCATAATCAGAGAGGAAATGCTTATTTTAAATTAGAATTTGACAATATTAATAATAAAAAAGCATTTTGGATTGAGGATTTGATAAGTTTAGTGGATAACTCTTGTTCAAGTCCTGTATTTAACATGACAAATCTACAAGATGAGGCATACCAAACAGAATTAATGTATGAAAATGCACTCTTTATAGAAGAAATAGTAAAGAATATGGATGAAAAGTTACAAAAACACATTAAAGAAAAACATATTAAGAATTATTTGGTAGAGCTTTCTCAAAAGGAAAGCATAAACACATACGAAACATTTGTAAAAATAGAATATGGAGGAAAACACAATGATATCTGATCAAGAAGAAGCAATGGAAGCAGCACTTTTAGCCGGTATGGTTAAAAGTAAAATGAGAAACATAGATTCTATGATGGAATCTAGACCAGATGTTCCAGCTGATAGGATAAATTTACATGAATTTGTAAGAGGAGCAAAGCAAAATCAATCAATACCAACTAATACAGAACAGACACATCAAAATTATCAAATTCACACTATCCCACCTGTTCAGAATAATCAAATTCAGAATAATTTTCCAACTCAAACACAAAATACTATAAGCTCATATGATGGTTTAGAGTCTGATATTAAGAATATTAATACAAATTTGGAAAAAATTAATAATAATTTAACAAAATTAACAGGAATGTTTGGAAAAGTTTTCCAAAACATGAATAAATCAAATCAAAAATGATAAATATTACTGTTGAAAAGTCTTTTCTTCAAAGATTTTTAAAGACTATTGGAAGATTATGTGATAGTTGTACTGTAAAAATAGAAGATGATCAAATTTATTCAATAAGTTCATCTTCTGATAACATAGTTATTCTTTATATAAAAGGAATTCTACCAGAAAAGCAAGAACAGCCATATAAATTGAATATTATAGATATTCAAAGGTTTTTGTGTGGTCTTGATTGTTTAGATTCTGCTTTTATAGAATTAATAATCAATGAAAATTATTTAAAATGTCAAACAAAGGATATTCCAGATAAAACACACTTTAAATATCACTTGGTTGATGATAGTGTGATGTCAAAAACACCATTTAGTCTTAAAAAGATATCAAATTTAAAATTTGACACAGAATTTTCTATACCATTACCGTGTCAGAATAAAATAATGTCTGCTTATTCATTTTCACCAGATGTCTCTAAAATATATTTTAAAGAAAATAACGGTTCTATATTTGCAGAAATAAATGATCTAACACAATACAATAAAGATAGTGTTGAATTTAAAGTATCTGACAAATATATCGGTGATTTAATTAAACAACCAACACCAATAAGCATAGAATTATTTAAAAACTTAATTTATACTAAAAATAGCAATATAAATGTAAAAATAAATAACGAATATAAAGTTTTTGTATTTAATGTTAAAGAAGATGAATTTATTGATGTGAAATATATAACATCAGCACTTGTTAAGTGAAATAATTGTAATAATTATATATTAATATGGCAAAAACTAAGATAACAACGGTAGGTTATTTTCTTAAAAGACTAAGGGATAGTGGTTATGTAGCCGATAAGCTATATACTGATTATAAAGAAAGTGATTCTAGAAGCTGGACTGTAATAGTTGACCCAGCAAATACATCAATATTCATAACTTGTTTTAATAATAAAAGTTATTTGGGAGAAGAATTTTTTGAAATTTATGATGGGGGGCAATATATTCCTGAAAATTTTAGAATTAAAACATCGTCAATAGAAATTGTTGTTGAATATTTGGTTAAATTTAACATTAATAATAAATCATCAACATACAAAGGAAATTAATAATGCCTCCAAATAAAAAAAGGACTAAAAATCCAAAGCAAATACAATCAACAATGCCAAATTTATCATCATCACCAGCAACAATCGATGATATTGAAAATAAAATATACGATGCACTGAATACTGTTGAATTAAAAAGAAGTATGGATAAATGGTTAAAATCAAATGAAGGAAAAAATTCTGTTGTTATTAGAGATTTAACGATTTTAAAAGGTCTTATTGAAGAATATTTAAATAGCTTTCTTCTTTTGGGGTATACTATGGATGGTGAGAGAGTTATTTTACAAGGGTTTTCTTCACCGAAAGATAAAGACGCAATAATGGAATTTCTTAAAAATGTTTTTATACAACAACATCAAGGTGAAATTGAATAATATATAATTAAATATATGAGTAATTCTAGTAAACCATTAAATCCAGATACATGTGAGATTCCACCATTACCAAATTTAACAAAACCACAAAATCTTACAGTAGAAAACATAACTCCCTTTCTTTGTGAAGTTATAAAGTTAGCCAAAAGAGATGATATTGATCCTGTTTTAATACCAGGTCCGTCTGCTTTTGACATAAGTCCTTGGATTGAGTCGTTAACAAGCATAACAGAGGTTGGAGATCCAAGATTAAGTTTAGGTGAGCTAATGAAAAAGACATTAGATAAATATAAGCCGCTTCTTGAAGTAAAACTTTCCATTTTACAAGACGGTTGTAGATTGCAGGAAGACATAATATGTGATCCTTCGGGAAAAGAAGTTTATAATGTAAAACAAATTTGTGGACAAGGTGGATTTGATGTTTCTGATATCACTGAAGATATAACACTAGAAAGTTTAAAAAAATTCACATACGACATTTGGAACGAAAAAGTAAATAAATCTTCTGAAGATTTTGCAGAATTTATAAAAAATAATTATTTACTTAAAGGTTGGAAGGTAGAACTAATATCATACAGTACAGGTAATTTGGAAAAAATCAAATATGGAAGAGAGCTTGCATTATTTGTAGTTCGAGTTGAAGAAATATCAAAAAAACAAATAAAGTATTTTAAATATTATTTTGATTCAAGAAATATTGTTGCAACCAAACTTAATTTAAAATTACAAATTAAAAATGTTAAAGATTTAAGATCATCATTTGATATGGATTTAGTTGATGCTCTTTCTGGTCCTTTTTGGCCGAAAATCATAGATTAATCACAAGGATTTTCGTTTAATTTTATATTAACAGATCCGTCTTTGTTGTATGTTATTTTGGTGTTGTTTTTATTTATAACATTACCATAAAAGTTATCTAACTCATTATCCAAACCAAAAGAATTTAATTTTGCTTTTCTTCCACCAGAAGAACCTCCCCAACCACCAAAACCACCGCAACCAGCTAATGATTTTGGTCCACCTTCTGGTCCTAATCCATGTTTTCTTGCCCTTGTAGGAACCTCATTGGGTTCAACCGCGGAGTCATTAACACCAGCAATATCATCATAATAGGTTCCTTTGGGCATAATATAGTCATGGTGATGCGGTTTAGGATCTTCCGTATGATTGTGATGGAAATTTTGAACATATCCCCACGATGTACCTGGTCCAGCTGAATTAAGACAAAACCCATAATAAATTCCTGTAATACTTGGTTCAATAATTGTATTTGTAAGAATTGTATTATATAATTCCATTACATATTTTATAATATTAGAAAGCAATAAAAGAGCACCAGGCATAAGATAGTGTGTTAATACAAGTCTAGTTGAATTTGCAGTATCATTTGATTGACAAGAACCAATTGCCCAATTAGCGAAAGGAATACGTTGATCAGGTGACATACCATCATCACACTGCATCCTTTGAGAAACTGTATTTAAATAGGGAATTGATAACTCACCATCAATCCTAGCTCCTCCTTTTATACCAACATCACCTGTTGCAGTAAATCCTTTACATATCATATGAGGAGAATTTATATTAACACCACCAGATTTTGTTTTATCATTTGCCGATATTGTAACAACCTTACCACTTAATGTTGTGTGATTTTTAGATCCTAATAATAACTGACCATCAGATGATAATATTTCTATGGAACCACAATTTAATGAAATTTTTCCTATAGTATCCAATTCTATACCAGGTGCTCCAGCAATTATTTTTACAGAATTACCACCTTTAAGAAGTATATTACCACCAGGATATTCTACGGGAGGTATATATGGAACAGTTTTTAAGTCCTTTGCAGATCTTGCTCTTATTGTCTGTGTACTTCCTTTTCCGTCTTCTCCCTTTGTCTGTCCACCAATTGGTTCTGAAATATTTGTTGTTTTTGCAAAGCATTTCGCATCATTCATTGGTCCACCAGCAGAAATAACAACATCTTTTAATGCTGTAACAGAATAACATCCACCACTTCCTAGTTTTTTTTCTAATTCACCTATTTCTTTTTGTTTTGAAACTAATTTTTCTGCTGCCTTTTTATTTGCATCTTCTATTGGTTTTTGTGGAGAAGGAATCATACCATTTTCACATTCTTCGTTTCCACATTTGCCTAATGCACTACCAGGCACGATTGAACAAAAAGGAACAACCAAAACATTTGTTATAAAATTTACAACATCAACTACATAAGAAAAATAAGGAATTTTTAATATTCTACTTAAAAAAGTAATAACTTTTTTAGCAAATGCACTTGCTCTATCAACAGCGTGTGAAGTAGAACACAAAGGACATGGAACCTTTTCTCCGTTTTTTGCATTAGCTTCAATATCTTTTATTTTTTCTTCTTGAATTTCTTTTGAAATTTTATGAATATCTTCTTGAGCTTTTATTTTTTCATTTATTTCTTTTTCTGTCCCATTTAGTCCAGCACTAAAATTAAGATCTTCCGATGATAATTTGTAATCCATTTTTACGTTTCTAATTTCATGACCAAGAGATTGGCTATGACTATCTCCGTAACAGGTAGATGATTTACCCGCAGCAGCTATTTCGTGAACAATGGCTCCTACCTGATACAATGATCCTTGTTTACTAAATGCAGCCATTTGTTCCTCCACAGGAACTCCGTTAATGTTTCCAAACATGTTTGTTGTATTAACAGGGCCGTGTACCTCATTTGTTCTATGTATTTCTTTACCTGTTACTTGAACTTCTGGACTAGATACAGATTGAGCTTTTTGATATGATTCCTTCTCCAACAAACCAGCAAAATAAATTGGTTTTTGAATATCACCAGCCAAAAAGAAAACAAAAACCTTTGCACCTATTTTTGGTGTAGAAATAAATCCAGATGGTTGCGCTCCAGCAACACCAGCAGGAATTACTGATGAATTAAAATTTGGTATAGGATTCACCATCGGAGAATTTGGATCATTTGAAATATAAGATTGACCTGATGTTTTTTCAAAAGTATTTTTATCAACTTCATTTAAAACTAAATTTTTTTGAGAATATGGCTGAGATGATCCTCCATCATTTACATCTCTATCAAACGGGATATCGAATCTTGATTCTCCTTTCCCCACAAAAGCACCACCTCTATCATGAACAGCAGCAGGAACGTTTTTTGAAACTATAGTTTCTCCGTTTTTATTTTTCCATGTTATTTCTGGTATTATATATGTTTTTCCTGAAATATTATCATCCGCAGCTAATGTAATGTATTTTGAACTTCCATCATAAAAATCTTGTAATGTTCTAACTTGATTTTTTCCGTCTGGTCCTTTTTTTGCACTCTCATACCCTCCCTCCATAGAATCTCCGCCAAATTTAGGACTATATGCGGTTAATTTTGGTTGTATTTGTTTTATTGGTGTATATGAAGATGTGCTTATGTCAGTAGGTTCAAAATCAGATGATTTTGGGTTTTTTGCTGTATTTACTGTTGCTCCAGCAACTTCTGCTGCATCAACTGCTGTTTGTGTAACTTCATTTGGTGATAATCCTTTTTTTAATTCTAAATTAGCAAATTTATTATATCCTCTATTTCCTCCGCGAGTTTCAACAGGTTCAAAGTGCCATTTTTCACTTATGCTTTCTACTTCTCCTGTATCTGGATGCATAGGTTGCCATAATCCATGACTCTCTGCTAAGTCTCTAAATGCTTGTGTGTCTTTATTTTCTACTTTATCCTTACCTGGATTCATTGTAGTAATATTAACTTCTCCATAAGCACCATTTCCTGTAATTTTTAAATCAGCTGCTATTCCACTATAATGTGCAGATCCTGTTTTGTCACCAGCGTCTGCCCTTGTACCAGATGTTATAGTAACATTATAACCAGCTTTTTTTAAATCAGAATAAAAACCATTTAATCTATTAGCAAATTCTGGATTTAAATTTCTATTAATATCAAATTCATCACCAGGATCGGTTGGTATTAATAATGTATCACCATAATCTTGGGTTCTTCCTGCAAAAGTCCTATGAGGATTTGTATCTGTTATCCCCGTTGATGGATTATATGTTGCAGATGTTCCGCCACCCATAATTGGTCCAGCACATTCTGCCCAAGGCAAAACATTTTTTAATTCTTCTACTAATTCAGGAGTTAAAGCACCAGATTCATGTACATGTTTAAATGTTTTGTCTTCAAGTTTATCATTCCAACCAGAATGTAATGTATTTGATAAATAAGGAATCCATACCTGAACTCTTCCTCTTTGTTCAGGATCAAAACTTGCATCGTTTACGACAATTCCTAGATGATTTCCATAAATTGGATCTTTTACATAACTCATAATAAATTAACCTGATGTGTTTGGATTTCTTTCTCCATCACCAAATCCTAGATTATTTGTTCTTTGATTTAAAGAACCAAGACCAAAGGTATCAGAAACACCCTGACCAACATCATAAACTCCTTGATCTATTGTGTTGGTTAATTTTTCTGTTGATCTACCCAAACTATCAAATGTTTTTTTAACATTCTTTCTAGTCTCTGTAATAATTGCGGGTAAAACAACATTTGGTGAAGGTTCATTAGGATCTGTTAGTTGTATTTTTCCAGAAAATCCATATTTTTTCATAATACCTGATATTGGATATAAAATAGGTGCTTGAGATCCAAACTGATCAAGAACTCCACCCATTATATCTCCCTCTAAATATTTTGCCATATAAGAATACCCATATTCAGTTAAAACGTCTCCCAAATAACCCATAGGGTCATTTGCAACACTTTCTGCTATATCAACTATGTTTTTAATATCATCTGGAAGAAAAGACTTTAATGAATTTACAGGATCACTCAAAAAATTTGCAATACCAGGATCACCTATATTAAATGCTTTCAAAACATCAGATATTTTTAAAGAATGAGAAAAGAAATTTGTTATAAATGTTAAATCACCTGCAAATAAAGATATAATATCTAAAATCAAACAAATTATTTCTAAAGGAATAATCCTATCAAGCAATGATAACAGAGTTTGCATTATCATTCCCATAATAGAATCAATTGCTGCAATAAATTCCCTTATAGCTTTTAAGGCACCTTGATAAATTTCATTTATCTGTTGTGCAACAGCTGTAACAATTCCATTTATATAGCTTATGGCATATTGAATTGAACCTAAAAACCCAGATGGAAGTGCCAAATATACCTTTCCCTTTAAAACATTTACATATTTTTCCAATTCTTGTGAAAATTTAGGATGAATTTTATTTAACATTCGTTCAACCAACGAAGGAGTGTGTTTTGAAGAACCCGACAATGGATTACTTGGCAATCTTTCGCTATTTGCAAGAATTGTTGTTCCAGCTTCTCCAATATCTTCAAAAAATTTATCTTTAAATGCTGGAGTTTTTTTAAAAATTTTTGTAATTCCCTTGTGAAAATATCCTTTTACAATAGAATTTCCTTTTGTCCACATATACATCAACATATTTCCAGAAATAGTAATAGGTTGATCGTTTATATTTGGATTATTTTCCATACTAACCGTCTTATTAACAGCACCAGAACCATTATACAAAAGATAAACCCATGCTGCTAACAAATTCAAATTAGTAGGACCAGAAACATATGTTGAAAGAGCAAGAAGATCGTTTAAATTAAGTCTTGCAGCTTTACCTACATCCACAATGTTTATTGAAACATTACCAGCACTACCACCAATTTGTTTTTCTTTTGTAGGATCTGATGTTTTATTTGCTATAGCGTCTACTGTTTTAGGATCGCTATTTACTTTTTTATCTTTTTCCCCACCAGAACCTAATCCTGCTGTTATTTTTGCATTTGGATCTAAACCAAATTGTTGAGGTGTTAGTGGATTAACATATTTAAGCACATCTGTTGATTTAAAAGGAGAATAATAATCATCCGGTAGAGGAACAAAACCACCAGTATCCTTTAGTCTTTTTGGTTCATATATAGTATCCTTTTCAGTATTTGGAGAAGAGGGAACTGTACTTTTATTAGTAGATTCTGTTGGATTATTAGATAAAGCCATATTATATTAATAATTAGCCTTGAGTAACGATTTTACCACTTACCAACAGGACATTTTTCTGCTTTTAAGTATGTCTTTACAGAAAGAAAACATCCACATTTAGAACATCTTTGTGATAAAGACTCGAAAAAAGGACATCCTTTACAAATAGAAAGCCTTCTATTTGCTTCTTCTGGTGTTAATCTAAAATCATTTCCTTGAACAACACTAACAGCATTGTTAACAACACTTCTTCCTAAATTTCTTGCCATTTGACCAGCAGAAGGCATGGAAAGATTTTTATTTGATGATTGAAGTTGTCTTTGTCTTGTTTCTTCTAGTCTTCTTTTTAAAAAATCAGAATTCATATTAATAATACTTAATACTTTTTATCTAAAACATCCCAATGTGGTTGAATTCCATCAAATTTATTTGAATAAACATCAGTAACATACATATTCTGGTCAAAATAATGTATTACCTTTGTTATAAACCATTGTCCTAAAAATTTATCATTAAATAAATTTTTATCACTTGCATCTAATTTATCCACAAATATAAAGTTACCAGGAGTTCTTAATGTTAATCCTTCATTTTGAAAATATAAACTTTGATTTAAGAACAACATGTCTTTTGTCATTCTGACAGAATTTAACAAAGGTGAACCCTGTGTTAATAGTGTATTTTCTACAGAAATTCCTTCTCTTTTGGTTTTATTTATATTCATCCAAACTTGAGCTTTTCCGCCAGTAGAGGAGAATGAATAAAGTTCACCAGAGGAGCATATTTCTTTAAGATTTTCATAAAAACTTTCTAATTTATTATCTTTAGCATGAATATTATATGTTCCTGTAGAAAAATCAAACATATGTATTGGTCTGTTTGTGAATCTAAAATCATCAACTGGGGCCATTTGAGAAAATTTATAGTTATTTATTAATGAGGCTCTAGGAGAGGTAAAATTTATTATTTTTTTATCATCTTTTTGTATCGGTGCTCTACCAACATATGCAGTTGATGTAGGAGCAACACCATCATTTAAAAGCAATTGTTCTAATTGTTTAGCTTGTTTAAAGTAATCTTTTAATGATAATAATTCCCAGTTTTTATCATATCTACCGAATTTTAAAAAAATAGGATCTTTTTTGTCACCAACAGCATGATTTAGCATAAAATCTAGATCATCTATTACTGTTGAATTGGATGGAGAAGTATAAAAAACATTATAATCAGGAGAAGAATTTCCTTTATTCCACAAATCATTGTTTATACTGTTTAAAGGAATGTCCGGTTTATCTATAGATCCAAATTCATAATCATAACCTACCTTTATTTCACCTTCATTTATGGAATTTGTGAAAGTGTTGCAAGACGCTGTATTTATTATTGATTTTATTGCATCACATGGATTCATTTTCCTTTGACTATCGGGTAAAGACCAAACAGGACTCCCAGACTTCGCAGCATCCCCATGAGTAGATGTTGACCACGGAATATTTCTTTCAGAAAAAATTTGATATCTTTCATCAATAAAATAAAATTTCTTTGATTTTTTAATGGAATTTATTGATTCCATGTCTTCTACATCATAAACAACAAAATCATAATCCATCGTCCAAAGTTTTTCATCATTAATACCATCAGATATCGTTGATATTCTTATGTTTATTTTATTTCTACCATCATGTCTAAATTTATAAATATAACTTTGTGATTTAGAAGAATTTTTTTCTTGATCCGAAAACAGATCAAGATTAGCTCCTTTCTCCAAAACCTCAAAATCATTTTGAAGAATAATCCATCCTTTAGTCCACCAATTAATCATAGTTTCTTCTATAACTAACCCCATTACAACTTTATATGGTATAAAAACAGGTTTATCCATGTTATTATACATTGTTATTCTTATTTGGTATAATTGATTTCTTAAAGTAACCAATTCACCATTAATTTTATCATATTTTGTCATGACAATCTACCTTACAATCATTTACATTATGAACCATTTCAATATGAAGTTGGTTATAAGCAAAGGAAACAGACCCAATTATCTCTGCTCCATCTTGATGTGAATAGCTTATTCCTCCTAAATTTGTTATAAACGCATCTTCATAAGATATATTCATTAATTTATTATTATATTCGTCCATTATAATTAAATTTAAATTAGTTACATAATCTGAGAACATATTTTTCATATCGGATTCACCAATATGTGGAATTTCTTGTGTTGTAACAATGTCGCTTACTGAGTATTTTGAATCATTAAATTGATTTAACCATGACCACAATATATAATAATTGTGATATCCATTATCTATAAAAAATTTTACTTCCAATGGACTATAATCTGGTCTTGAAAATGAACTAGTTTTATATGTTTGACCACTAAACCCTAGTGAAATTGGTGGAATTATTACATCAGGAACAGATAAACCGAATATACTTAATTCCACTTTATTATCATTAAAATCACTCATTAAAACAGGATCAATCTTTTGTTTTATACCAACAGGTAATCCAAACAAAAGTGCGAATTTATCATTTCTTGATTTATTTAAAATAGATTGGTTCATTTCTTAAAAAAGGCATATAGGATTTTGTGATTCATCAGAATCTTTATTTTTATTGTCTCCTGTACTATTTATAC